TTTCCTTTTCGTCATCACGACGATATTTAATAGTGTAATTTAACGTGATTAATGCCATCCGCTTGCGGATGTCTAAAACCGGTACGAAGGTAGCGTTTAGCCTCCATAACGTACTCATCAAATTTAGCTTTGTAATACTGAGCAAGTTCTGGATTGCTCCATTCTGTACCAGGTGTTATTAATAATAAATATTTAGAACCTGCTACTAAGCCATCAAACCAACGATTACCAAAATCATAATTTAATGACGTGCTTGACCTATTCGGCATGAGAATCAATGACACCACTAAATAATCTGATCTATCAACGTTATCATCCGGCGTTAAAACAAACGTGTTATTAGATTGCATAGAAAAAAACTTAATGTCTTTTTCCGCGGTTGCGGTACGCCATCCGGGGTAATTGATGTCCAGCCATTCTGGGCTGGCACCTTGAATATCTCTGTGATGAATTGAATAACTTTGAGTATCAATTAAAGTAGTACCGGCAGGAGGAGTAGGCAAGGTACTGGTTGATCCATCTGAAAAGGTGTAAACGGTATAACTACCATTAAAAACCATAGGCGATATAACGCTTTCGATTTGAGTGCCAATAGGCGCGGTTATGGTATAAATTCCGCTGCTATAGCTCAACTCACTACTTGCCACAACATGCCTTAAAGCCATAGATTCTTTACAAAACAATCTAACGCCCTCTCTAATTGCCCTTAATGCAATAGGAACAGGAGCGCCCGGCGCATCAAGAATAACATCATTGAGTAGGTCGTTATATTGCATTATTTACCTTGTTTATATAAATAATTAAAATAGGTATTGAGGTCACAAACATTACCCATATCCAAATTAATATAAAGCGCCAAGATTGCAGTTCTTTATTATTAAGAAACACGTTGTTACCACCAACGGATAGCCGATATTAATGGTGCTAATGACCAAAAAATAATAGCGATACCAAAACACCTAATAATAAATTCATTATGCGGAATATCCATTTTTAAGCCTTTCTCTGAATGCAAAATTATTTTTAATCTGCTATATTTGTCCATAATTAATCAGTTGCTATATTCAATTGATTGATAGAAACCCTAGTCAGTTGGTCGCTGTCTAGGGTTTTGCTTTTTAATTAGTAGTGTTCTGCGTCTTCTGCCGTTTCATCTTCAACAGGGGTTTCTGCGTCTTCTGCCGCCGCCTCTGCTTCATCACCGACTTTTGCTTTTTTTGCTTTACCTGATTTGCTAACTGCTTTAGGCGCTTCAACAATTTCAAATACATGGCCAAAACCAGAATTTAAAACGTCATCTGCCTGCTCTTCTGTTAATTCAACAAACGGATTTTGTGTATCTGGATAAAGATCAGGGCTAATACTGGTAATGCCTGTAATGGGGTGTGCGCCAATTAACTCTGTTTTTAAACGTAAAGTAATTTTACTCATGATAGATCCTTAAAAAATAGCCATCCTTGGCCATAAGAGTTTACAAGTTACCGACGAACTCGCCTTCAACGCCTACAAAAATATTAGGTGTACCAGTAATAGGTGCGCCAGTAGTGCCGACAGTGATTAATAAAGACAAGTAATAATTGTCTTGTAATACAGTACGGATTTGACCGCCCACCGCTGACTGTCCTCTTGGAACATAAGTTGTACCTTCAAGACCTAATGGCAATATACATGCTGAACCATTTTGCGCAGAAGTTACGGTAGGCGAAACAGCGGAGCCCGCACCAGAAACACCCGGTAAAGCACCTTGTCCCGGAACAGAGCCAGAAACAGCACCATTAGCCAATGCAAAGCCAATAGGACGCGTTTGTCCTTGGTCATTTACATAAGTCGTCAATGGAGTGCCGGTTGATACGCCTGTTTGAGTTACGTTATAAATACCACCGGGACCTGATTGGTTATAAAGAGAAACTTCTTGTTTACGTAATGCAAACACCGCCGTTGAACTCGCATTAGCAATTGCCGCATCCCATGCCCATTTAATGCTATTTAAGCGTGTGCCGGAGGGGACTAAAAATAATGGTATTTCTACTAAGTCACCCGCAGTAACCGTTAACCCACCCACTGTTGCAGGAATAGCTTGTGCTTGATGAACACCTGACCAAACTGCCTGAGTACCTTCTGGGCCATTAAAGGGTAGCTTAGTAATATCATTACCTAGCTGATAAAAATATTGAGTCATTTCATTTCCTTAGAATAGGTTAAGAAAGCCCCCTGCTACGCAGAGGGCCGTCTGTTTAGTATTTGCCCGCAGAAGCAGTCACAATACTGTTAAACTCAGTAGTACCTACAGCCGGTGCATAAGAGTCAATAACCGCAACACCGTGGTCAGTAATTTGACCGTTAATAGTGAAACGTGTTTTTGCAGTACCTTCAGTCATTGCCAATGAAATTTCAACCGCAGACTTATGATCTACAAGCTCTTCATTCCAAGCAAAAATGTTAGAACCTTGTGAACCTTCTTTACCGTAAGCTTTAATCAATGCTTGCGCACCGATGATAAAAGCACGGTCTACACTGAAACCAGACGTAGTTGAGGGCACAGTAACTGCAGATTCAGCTGTACTGGTAGCGTTGTTTTCCATCATGGTTGAACCACCGGGGAAACGAATTGCATAACGCGACAATTTCTTAACCAAGATGCCGTTCCACATAATTGAATCCCCCATAAACAATGGGTGGCGTTTAGTACCATCAAAACGTTTAATGGCAGTGCTTAACGCTGATTGCCACAATGCGCCAGATACCTTTTTCAAGATGGCCCATTGACGTTCAGTTACGAACATGACGTATAAAGGTTCGTTCCATTCGTATTCATCATCTTTTAATTTGATGTTTTGTAATGGCACGTTTGATTCAAACAATAATGAACCGATGGCATCAATCTCAGACAGTGTTAAAGCGCCTGCATTGGTTATGCCTGTGATACTGGTAGGTGGTGTAACACCTGTGCCTGTATACATTGCAAAGAAACGACGGTTATACGTTGGCGCTTGCACTGTATTCACCACGATATCAGAAAAATCAGGATCAGTTGACACAGGCACTACCCAATCCGCAGTCGCTTGATAACCTCGCGCACCGGCTAATTGAATCAAGCAACGTTGATCTTCTAAACGACCCGCCCATCCTTCAAGACCTGCTTGAATGATAGTACGCAAATTATGAACGGTACGTTGCTGTGTCATTTTGCCGCCTGTATCTGCCATACCGCGTGAACGGTTAATGTAGATATCAGCGCTTGAAGTCGTCGCAGTCATCCCTTTACCTTCAATACGTTTATCGCCCATAACAGGTTTACCGCTGAAGATATTGAATAAATCCACAGAGACTCTATCGCCTGATTTAGATGTTAAATCCATAATCTTAACGATAGGCATGTCCGGGCTAGACTGACCTTTTAATTTACTTGCAGCGTCACCGATTTTAGGGGCTTCACCTGAAAGTAAATTCATAAAACTTTTTTGTTGCTGTACTCCAGCAAAGACGGCCGCGCCATAGACTTTTGCGTCTAAAGCGCTGCCGACGTTAACTTGATAACCTGACATATAAGCCTCTTTTCGTCATCACGACGATAATTTTTTAGCTAATTTTGGGTAATCCGTTGTCATCACGACAATGGCATTAATATTACATTCGAGCAATGAATTCAGCTCGCTGGTCTGCAGTCATGCTCATAAAATTGTTAATGAGTGCGGCTTGACTCATATCCTCGGCTCTATCTCTTAAAGACGACTCGGCTGGAATGCCAGCGCCAAGATCCGATAGACTATTAATCGGTGGCTTTTCAACAGGTTTTGCGGTTGCCAAGGTAGGTTTAACCGGTTCTGCTGCTGGTGTTGCCACCGTCTTAACAGGGCTGCCATAGATTGCAACCATTGCCGAAGCAACCTTTGCAAACTGTTCTGCCTGAGTAAGATTTGCAAATTCAGGGTCATTAGTGCGCAAGTCAGTGTCCATTTGTACGGCTCTCGCCCATTTCACAGGATCATTGCGTTGCCAGTGACTCAACTCGGGGTTGTTGTCGATGTTTTCTTGAACCGTTTGAGCAATTTTGGCCCCTTCTTCTGCGATACGTTGCGCTTCTCTATCTTCAAGCGTTCTAAGCCGATTCTGATTAGCCACTAAAGCGTCTTGTTGGGACTTTAATATCTCGTATTGATCTGGGAAGTATTCTTTTAAATCAGCTAGCTGTTCTTCGGTCATTGCCGAAAATGCAGTTGATTGTGTCGCTTGAGGTGATTTTAATCTTTCAATTTCATCACGTAACTCTTGCGCTTCCCGTTTGGCGGCCTGTTCTTGTTCTCTCGCTTTGGTTAACGCATCATAAGGAATAACGTGTTTCCCATCTTTAGAGAGAATTCCTTCAGGTGTTGCCTCATCTTTAACCTCTGCATCGATTGGGTCAGTTGCTACCCCGTCTGTCATCTCGACAGTCGTTTCAACTTGTTTATCTACTGCTTCATTCGCCTGTAATTCTGCATGTAATTTCAACAGGATTTCAGGGTCATCCGGTAATTCACCACTATCTCTGTACTGCTCTATCAAACTCATCTTAATGTCTCCCGACATGATTACCTTATCGCTGGTATGCGTAATCCAACCTTATCGCAGGTTGGCCGCTGGTTTCACGTCTCACGACGATCTGTATTCCTTATCGCAGAGATAGAAAATAGGCTCAAGAAATAATTCATACCTATTTTTGCGCGTCGTATTGTTGGAGTAATTGACATCAATATTAAGTGTTGTTATTATTTACAACATGAAAGCAGAATTATTATTTAAACAACGTCTTACCCAAGGCTCTAATGGCTTTGTTGAATTGGTTTTATGGCGGTTGCCTAAACCTGTAGATGGTAGTGTTCACTATTTTAAATATAGACTGGTCTTGGTTATTAAAGGTCAATGTGTATTGCGTTATGACAATGAAGCAGGAAAAGGTGATCACAAACATTACGGAGCTGGAGAGATCGCTTATAAATTTGAATCGCCTGAGCAGTTATTAGCTGACTTTTGGTTAGATGTAAATAAAGTGAGGAAAGAATATGAATGAAGTAACTATTGGCATTGCTAGCCAAGAAGCCGTATCAAAACGATTTTTGACGGCATGGAATACTGGGCAACCTCAAGGCGCTTATATTGATTTTGAAACAGAAGATCAGTTATGGAAAACCATGACCTTAAAGCGTTGGCAAATTTTAAAAGTCATGACAGGTGAAGGTGAGTTAACAATTCGAGAAGTATCTCGTCGTGTAGGTCGTGACATAAAAGCGGTACACACCGATATTACAGCTTTGATACTTTGCGGCCTAGTTGACAAGACAGACAATGGAAAGGTGTTATTTCCTTATGATGTTGTGCATGTTGATTTTATGCTTAAAGCGGCTTAAAAAACCCGTACTAGACGGGTTTTTATTAAACTTTAAAACTGCTTGCGTTATTCAGATTTAGTCGGCGGTGTCCATCCCAGCTCAATTAGGGTATCAATGACATGCTGATCTTTGGTATCTAATAGCTCTTGTGCATGAGAGATAACCACACCCTCATGTACTTGAATCATATCCTGCTTGATAACGCCATCTTCATGACCGGTAAATATTTTAAAGCCGTTTTGCTCTTCGTGTTCTACTTCTTGACGCAAGGGAACACCTGATAATGCTTGAATCGGTCTAGGTTTACGCTCTACTTCTACAGTGACTGGTTTATATTGCATATTTAATACCTATTGTTGGGTTATTTGATTACCTTGTTGTTCTATACCAGAAGCGACGCCTTGCGCGGGTGATGGCGCTATGGGTGGTTGTTGCATTTGTGGCGGTAAGCTTTGTGTTGGTGTTTGGGGAGCTACAGGTGCATTAGGGTTAGTTTGTGGATTTCCACCTATAGATTGACCTTGTTGCGGGGTTATTTGCTGACCATCTGCAATACCACCGCCGTTTTTATCAACAAAACCTACAGATTTACCGATTGAATCAGCAATAGGCACAATGGCAGGGTTAGCTGCCGCCGCCATTGCCGTTTGTATCATCTCGTATAGACCTTTGCTCGATGTTTCAACCGTATCAGCTTTAATCTTATCAACCTCAGCCTGCATCTTAGCTATTTGAGCCGCCAATAATTCCGGTGGGTTCTTAGCTTTTAACTCTTGCTGTAGTTTTTGATTTTCAGCTTGTAATTGAGCCACGACAGGATCTTGACCGCCATCACCTAAGCCTAGACCATTACGCACTAAATCAGCCATTTCTTTACGATACGGCAAGTCTGTTGCATTAATAACGAATGGCATCAACATCGCTTGCACATTACCCGGCAACGATTTGACTAGCTCAGTGATTTGAACAAGCTGCTGATTGCGGAATGTTGGCGTCGCAGGCGTATCTGCTAAGACGACTTTACAATTAATATGAGATATATCATTAAGAATAGTAGGTTGACCCGTTTTAGGATCAATACACGGTTGCTGAACATTAACGACCTGCCCTGTTGTTGGATCTTGTTGTTGAATAGTTTGCGTCATCTGATTCAAGACAACAATACGGTCATTGCCGTTATCATCTGTTACGGTGACTTCATGGTTAGGCATATCTGACAATAACTGAATGACGAGCTCTAACAAGATTTCATCAGCCTGCCGCGCTGCCATATTAAAGTTATCATTGATATCAGCGAGCGTTACTGCATCTTGCTCAACAAGTGAATTAATAGCTAAACCTGACGTAGCGCCTGAATCACGCCCTAATGTGGCATTATGCACCCCCACGTTTGTTTGAATCGCTTCTTTGGCAGCCTGCATGACTTGAAACTGCTGTTGAGCCATTTGACCATTTTCTTGTACTTCAAATGATTCACCGGGTTTATTACGTTTAATAATGTATGCGTCCGGTCTAGCGATTTCTTGAGCTGCTACCGCATGATCTTCAACAGCTTCTTCTGTGGCTATGACGCGTTTAGCAGACAATAACCAATACATCTTAGACTTACGCGCATTGATCTCATCTTGTGGGCTCATCATAGCCCTGATCAATCCATAAGGAATACCAGTAGCATCTTCTCTAAAGCCAAAGAACGGTACATACGGAAAGTGTCGATGCTTATACGGACTGGCATAATCACCCACCAATCGCGGCCCAATGTAATAAGCCACTCTCACTTTGTCGTAAACGGCTTTTTCTGGTTGCACGGCACCTGATTGAGCAATGGCTTGATGCAACGGATCTTTGTCGTCAAACTCCATGATTTTGCCATTAGGCATTTTAATAATCATGCCGGTTTCATGTACCTTGTACCAAACCTCATAAACCATCAATCGACGACGCGTGACATTCATCCACTCGTATTGTTCGGTGGTCATAGTAAAGCCAGTTGATGAATCAAAAGCATCATTACGTTGGGTTAGTTGACTAAATCCTGTCAAATCCATATCCCAGCCCGCCCGTTCACTCATAGCATTTCTTATCCAATCGCGCTGTTCTGGAAAGGCTTCCATCAATACGTCTTGGTCATACCATTGTCTACGAACTAAATACCGTCCATCTGAGTAATCTGGCTTTTTTGCTCGCCAATCGAAATACATTTCTCGTCTATGAATATGCTCATAACGAATTTTAGGCTTAAAAGGATCAGAATTGAATGCCACTTCTACCCAGCTAATCCCTACTTTAATCTGCTCAGCATACGCATCAGACTTTGCTCTATTCGCGCGAGCTGAATCACCATGATGTTTAACCTCGATTGATAAAGCTTCAGCGACATCGTTATTTGTTTCGCCGGCTTCAGGCTCTACTTTGGTATCAACGCGCGTCTTAGCTTGCATACCAAGTACCGCATTGATAGTGGGTTGTATCAAATTGTCAATTGAAGGCGGTTGGCCTCGATTAGCCAGCTCTTCTATAACATCTGCATCGAGTTGATTGCCATCATAATAAGCACACTCTCTATCAGCTACCTGTCTCCATCGAGGTTGATTACGTATTTCATCCAATATGCGTTGGACTTTATAAATATTCCAACTATCCGCTTCAGCATCACCGATTTGTGGGATAAGCTGATCTTCTGGCGTTAAATGCGTAACATTTTCTTGGTGACTGGTTATTTCAGTCATTTGGTTAAATACCGACATTGTTGTCTCCCGACAATAGTGAGTGTTTGTTTAGGCTATCGCCAGCTTCGTTTTAATTGTGATCTATCAAATGCTTTGCTTTTACCGGAGTCGAACATATTGCCTGCGGCTACTTCTTGTCCCCATTGGATGAATGCATCGCTATTACTTACCAATATTCCATTAGCATAATAAGCATGATGCTTATCTATAGTTAAATCATAAACCGGTTTCAGATTGTTGTTTTTTGTTAATGCTATCACTGTAGTAACACTTTCTTGAACATGTATGTTTTCTTGTAGGATAAGGCGTTGAAAACTCCGTGTTACATATAATGCAATTCTTTTTAACTGATATTCTATTTTCCCACGTCTTTTTTCCATGCTCAGCATGCCATTTTTTACCAGCTTCAGAGGCATGCCACTCTTTAGATTTATCATTAACTGACAATAGTTGTCTTTTATTTTCCTCGCTTCCAACCCAAGGATTAGTTTTTCCATGCTCTTTTGAGTGATCTGATGCCGATATAAGCTGTAAGTTTTCAATGCTATTGTTAGCCTTGTCTTCATCAATATGATGAATGTGGTAGCCTTGTGGTATCTCTCCGTTATGGTAAATCCATACTTCCCTATGCAAAAGCTTTCCACCATCTCTTTTATAATCTGACTTAAAATATCCTTCCGGCTTTCGATAAAAGACAACACCATTAAATTCTTGTGATGGATTCTTTGTTTTTTTTCGCCTAACCATACCTTGCTGTCTTGTTCCCCAGTTTTCTTCATTAAGGTTGTCGTAATCACCATCAATTGGGAAAACAATAAAACCATTTGCAATCTTACCGACCCTATCATTCCATAAAACCTGATGTAAAAGGCTTTGCACGCCATTTCGTTGAGATACGTAATATCCTCTTTTAGACCATAACCAGTATTTAACGCCTTGGTATATTCGATAACGCCTTTCCGTAGTCCTACACGCATGAATTGTTTGATATTCCATAGTGGCTTCCTATCTGTTGAAATAATGTCATTATAGCATAATGCATCAGCACGTAAGACTCCTCTTATCGTGAATATCTTATGTTCAGGTGAGCATTCAATTAACTCTCCAGTTGATAGCTCAATAATTATCGTTATTGATTCTTTAATTAATCCTGAATGAGTAACATCACCAACAAAACCATCAGCTAATATAACCTGATCACCAACAACAACATTTTCAATAGATACTAATCCTCTGGTTGTTGATATTTGTGTGCCAGCTATCAAACAACCGTGACTATTTTCATCATGTAAAGGCTCATTGGCCCATGATCCTGTCACCGCTACCCAGCGTTTCTTATAATTGTCCAAGCGCTTGATGCCTTGACCACAATTAGTTTCATCAAATACAGCGGCACTCATAGCTGCTCTGGTCGCCATAATGCCTGACAATTTATTGGTTACTCTTGGCACAATCTCAAAACGTTGTCCTGGATAAAGCTCTTCAAGCATTTCTTTAATCGATTTTGATGTATCAGGCGTCGCCCCAATGCGTTTATGATCAGATTCGTGCGGTATATAGTGTTTACCGTACACATAACCGCGTTCACTGGCTAATAACTGCAAATACCGCACATAGGTGATCAAATCCTCACCGCTATTTTCATAATAGTTAATAAATCGGTGTTGCAATGTGCCAAACTGATGAAACCAAATAGCAGTCATATCACCTTTACCAATATCCCAAAAGGTATTGATAGGCACCGGTAAAACAGGCACAGAAGGCACAATACGCCCCGTTTTTCTAACGGCACTCATTTGCTCAGAGAAATATTTGCCATCCGTGCTGATTTGAAAGGCTTCCTCTGGTGTGCTTGGGTATTCTTGGCGCATCTTCCACATATCGCCTGAAAAATCAGATTCACAGGTTGCCACATACCAAGCGCGTTTATGCTCTGTCAAAACATGACCAATTTTGGCTTCTGTTTCATAAAAGTGTTTTAAATACTTTTCATCAATGAGTACATTTTCAGGATCAATCTCATATTCGTCGGCATCCCACCAGCTATAAAAATGAAACTTATAATCTTTGATACTGAGCGTGGCTTTTGTATCGTATTGATCCATAGCGCGCTTAGTAATCTTATAAAACTCGCCTTCCTGCCCTTCTGCGGTTGATTCAATAACCAATATCCCAGACTTGGGCACAGCGGGAATAGAGCCGGTAATTACTTCTTGGGCTTTATCAGGATATTTAGCACAAATCTTACCGAACTCAGATATATGCAATCGGTGTATCGTGCCTGACCGCATCGATGTAGCCACACGAACCGACGATAAGTTATGCGCAAACTGTATCTCTCTTGCTGAATCCTTTACCAAAGGAAATTCAGTTTGCATAAATTTTGGTAAATGATCATAAGCAAATTTAACTTTGTGTCGAAAGATAATCTCTACGGCATCTTTATCCTGCGCAATAATCCCACATTGAATCGGATCTTTACTAAAAAGCGCTGTGTCTAACCACATAATGGCTATCAGGGTTGTAATACCGCGTTGCCGGGCTTTTAATACGACATTACGATGCCACAATGATTTCATGAGCTCTAACTGCACATCATTAGGTTTAAACGGTACTATTAAACCTTCATCGTTATCGTCATCACCTTTTACGATGATTTTATAAATCTCACCGCTGGTAATGCGCCACCAAGGATCATCAAGATGTTCTTTAGTGATCAATGTTGAGCCACCCCAATAATTTTTCCTTCACCGCCTTTAATCCAAGCAGCAAAACTATTTTCTTCTTGGTCTGTATTTTGGTCTTTATTTAAACTTGCATTAGCTTTAATAAGGTCCATGGGCGTTTTAGCCGCTTCATTACTCATGACCGTAAGTGTTCTAGCAATAGCCAATTCTTCTTCATCTAATGCGTCATCATTAAGTGTTGAAATTTTCTTATTAGCAATACTTGATAAGCGACTGTAGTTCATTGCGGATAACGTAGCGCCGGTTGCCATGTGTTTTGATATAGCCAATAATTCATTAGCCAAACTAAATGCACCAATTTGTATAGTAATTGGTGCTGTTTGTATAGCAATCTCAGTTTCAACTATTTGATTAGCTAATGTTTTAACGTGTTTAATTTGTTTAGAAAATTTCTGACTAATTGCGCCTCTAGTCACACCAAACTTTTTCGCTAGGTCGATTGCTTTTTCCCCTCTTGAAAGGCGAGTTTCAATTTCTTTCCATTGCTTTTCAGTTAGTTTAGCCAAAGCTATTACCCACCAATTACCGAAGTGTCTTCTTCAACATCGATTTCATAATCTAATTGAAAACCGCCGGGTAAAGTAGCAGCATTCAAATTGATAGCAATAAAGTCATTAACACCACGCAGTATCCACGGTTTAATACCTAATTGCTCCAAACTCCAAAGTGTTGGTCCCGGAGCAACGCCACCGTTATTTGCGCACACCATAAATTGTTGACCTAATATGCCGTTACCTGCGGGAGTGTTACCGGCACCAAACACAGCACCTAATGACGTTGGCGCGGTAGATCCACTTGATATTTTTACAACTGCGGTAGCAGCTGCCTCAGTAATATCGTGAGGTGTATAACCTAATTGCGTAAATGTGCCGCCTACATTAGCAGCGGTCCGTCTAATAATTGATACGGGGATAATGCCCGCTGCTGTTGATTCAGCTGATAAAATGATTGATTGAATTTTAAGTGTTTTAGAAGCGTTACCTTGAATCACTATAACGTCGGTAGGTGCAGCTGGTAATTGCGCGGCGGCCAAGCGGCCTGCATAGCTATACACAGGCGTATTTGCCCACGTCATAACTTTTGCAGAACCTTGTACGCCTTGCAGAACTGAAGCGGGATTGGTTAGTGTTGATTCAAGTAATATCGATTCCATTAATGTCTCCCGACAATAGATGTGAAAAAAATAGATTTATCCCTTATAGCAGTTATTTAACAGTTATTAAATTGAATTTAAGTACCTGTTTTTTTCAAATCACTTGCTGTCTCTGGGTATTTTCCGGTATTACAAAAGCTCACAAGATCTAGCATCTTCAGTTTATTTTGCATTACGTTAATAGTCACCTTTGATAGGTATTCAATTTCTACACAAAGGGTTAATTCATGTTCAAAATCAGCTCTTTTTGCCTGAGTTTTTAATTTATTTTCTTCAAGCGCATGCAAACATTCAATAATATCTTCTCTTTTATCTAAGCTAAATACTTTCATTACTATCCTTTAATTTGGTTTTGTTTAATTCTTGATCTTCAATTTCACGCTGTAACAACATTTCTGCATGCTTTTTAACCTCCCACCGATTAACGCCATTCCAGCTTACGCGTTTATCAATTGCTTTAATGTATCCTTTTAAAAAGTCTATTTTGCTTCGGTTTATTTCAGGATAGTCTTTGCCTATTTTGTCGAGGTAAGCAATTTCTGTTTCCGTTGTCCAAAACATTACGTTACTGGGCTTTTTGCTCATTGATTACCTGCTGATTGGCTTTTATGATAAGGTCGATACATGACGTGCATTTTTTAACTTTATTTCTAATCAAGCGCATTTCACCGATAGGCTTAAACTTTCCGCAGGAAGCACAGTAGAATTCCAGTTTATGAGGAAATGTTTTCAAATTTATCCCTCTGTTTTTTGTAATCTTGCCAACACATATAGCCGACAACCGGTGAAAAGATAATTAAAACCACGCATAAAAAACACCGAATAAAAAAGATTCTCATTTTGGTCTCCACGTATCATTCATGACGTAACAGAAAATAAGTACAACTAAAACATAAGGCGCATACACTATCGTTTCCACAATCAAACCCTCAACATTGGCGTTAAATTCATTGCCTATCTTTATCCCATATTTGCCTACATTCAATGCAACACCAACGAGGCGTTCTTATTTCCCCATTGTGCTCAATCTGATCAACTGTATTTCCACACTCTAAGCATGTTCCGTCGCCATCGATATTTTTAACAACTTCATCGCGTCTTTGCTTAATAGCAATATCCAGGTGTGTTTGTGATAGATCTGATGCTTGGTCGCAATAATCAGCCATGAGAATTTTCCTTAATTTCGAAAATCATTTTGCTTACTCCCTTCTGGTATTCTTTGGTAATGATCATAGTTGTAAATATCGAATCATCTACACCTAATGCCTTAGAAAATCCGTCAATATGTGCCTTAGCGCTGGCAAGGCTGTTATCTATGTCGAAGTTTCTACGCGTAGGATGTATAAATCGAATTCTTAAACAGGAAGGGATATTTATTATTTCCCGCCCTATTTTTTCTAACGCAACACGCGTTAATAACTTTGCTTCTTCAAAAGCTTTAACCTTTGCTTTTTTATAAACGTGATAACTCTTACCATTCTTGTTATTAGGTGATAATTTGCTATCAGGCTTATCAAACTCGACAATCATCTATACACCTGCATATAACCGTTGTGCCGCCAAAAATCGCGCGTCCGTTTTACACCTTCAAAAAACATGAGCTTAATTTCATCGCTAGAAAACCCATGTTTCTTGGTAGGCTTACCGTCTACTGCTTGGTGACAGTCGTAACATGCGAAAGCGCCTTCTGAGTCATCTTCTTTTCTCGCCATACCTGCCCCGTTTAGGTGGGCCAGCACCGTTGTTTCACTGTTGAAATTACAGACACCAGGAATCCTGATCATGCAGTTTTGATAGCGTGCGCTTTTTCGTAACTTACTCATCAGCCCTTCTTAAAATGTAACTACAAATAACTTGCTAATATTTCTTTTTGTAACGACAATAAGATCATGAAAATCGAATATGACCACGCGAAAAACGAAAAGAACATCCAAGAACGAAATCTTAGTTTTGAGCGTGCGGTCAACTTTAATTTTGAAACCGCAGTCTTCCTGATTGATGACCGTTTTGATTACGGAGAAATCCGCCATATCGGTATCGGTTATCTTGATGGTCGTTTGCATATCTTGTGTTTTGTGTTTATTACTGACGGTATACGAGTCATCAGTTTTCGCAAAGCTAACTCCAGAGAGGCTAAAAAACATGACAAACCCCTTACCACTAACTGATGCTAACGGCGAAGTTCGCGAATTAACGACAATCGATCTTAAAAATGCCATATCGTTTTCAGCATTACCTGAAGATATGCAGGCCGTATTACGAGGACGAGGCAAACAAAAAGCAGCTACTAAAAAATCCATTACCGTGCGTTTTGATACTGATGTTTTAGAAGCCTTCCGCGCTTCTGGCAAAGGTTGGCAAACTCGCATGAACGATGCACTCAAAGACTGGCTCAAGGGACATTCTCCAGCGTAATAATGGGCTAGACGCACAGCATCACTCATAGCCCATAGCCTCACATTGGCGTTTAGATAACGGTATCTTTACGCCTCGATCTGCGGCCACTGATTCTAAAAATGCCATCCATTCAGGCCATTCAACACGTTTAAATTCGCGCGTTCTTTTGCCTAACATAACAACGCCGCCGTACAATCCCATGGCTAACTTGACGGTTTCCTCTTTGTAGGCAGCTGTCAGGATATCTTTCCATTCTTCTGCGTCTAGCTTTACCATTTGGCCATTAACAGGCCAAAGTAATTGCTCAGCAAAAGCGTTCAAAATAGGCCATTGCGCCGCGTTATTAGCTAGGGTTCTTGTTTCTGGTTGTATAGTGACAACCATAGGCCTGGTTAATGGCATATCCTCTATCGCTCTTTTGGCGTGCCATTTAGTGCGTTCGTCTGAAACTTTAAAAATAACTTTCATGCTTCAATCTCTGCATCTATCAACAACTGTTCAGCTTTTTCAATCATGTGTTTATTTTGAATTTCTTTATTTTTTCGCTCAATTTCACGATCTAAAATCTCTTGCTGCTTAGATTCAGCCAGTCTTTTCTGGCCGTCTTTCATGGCTTGACTTAATTGCTTCCATCTTGATCGTAGATTTTCGTTGTTGTGAGGCATATCAGTTACTTTCCCTGATATCAATCCAGCAATAACACCCGCGTCCTGTGGAGCCGGTAAATGCTTATCAGCAACTTCTTGCGTAATACGCCCTTGCAACACGGCTTTTTGCAATACCGGCTCAATCAGGGATTTGTCATAGCCTTTGCATACTGTCCAGACAACAGGCTTTTGCATCAAAGATGCCTCATTGCATAAACGCTCATAAGCGTTCTTAAATGCCATACGCGCCGCAATCCTGTCACCCTCGTTAATCAAATCAAAAGCCACTGCGTAAGCAGCTGCCATTTCTTCTGTCCAAACGACACTTTCAAACTCAGATCGTGGCATCATTGCCCACGCCTCGTCAGAGCCAAGGTGTTTATACTTAACATCCAAGCTAGCAATAATTTCGGATGGCGTTGGAAAGAATTTATTACTTCTCAGGTGGTTAATAAATGCCTTTTCTACAGCCTCAATTGGGTAAGCCTCTAACAACTGCCAAAAAACTCGCATAGTCGATTTATCGGCTTCTTGTCTGTAAACGGATGAACAAGAAGTCATAATCTCTAAAAACTTTTTCTTATCGCTCAAAATCACTTTTTAGCCCTCGTTTAGCCATTCCAACCCCGCCGCTATCGTTTTTGCGGTTTTTGGGTTAAAATTTCCATGTTGTTGAAATGAACCTGAGTTATTCACTTGTCCGGTGGTACTCAGGTTTTTTTGTTTTATCGCCCAAATTTCTAAAAATGCTTTATCAGGCCCAAAAAATGTAGCGGCCTGTTTGACATACTGGGTACCTATGCTTGCTTCGTGCTGGCAAAAAGCCAAATACCTCTCAACCCCTGAAGTCATTTCTTCAACCGTAAATCCGTCTCTTAATCTTGCCTTCCACGCGCTAAAGGCTTTTTCCTTGGGGTTATCACCTTGCCGTTTTGGATATGCGGTAAAGGCTTTTTCAAAATCTTCGCTGTACTCGTTCTTTTTTGCTTTCTTCGGTTCTGAGTTTTTTTCGCTGGCGGTTGCAGGTGGAGCGTCAGCGTCAAGTGTTATTACCTCTTTTTTGTTTTCATTGTTTAATTGTTTAATTGTTGTTTGTGTACCTTGCGCTGGCCCTGCGCTGGCCGTGCGTTGTACCTTGGTTGTACCTTCCGTTGTACCATCCGCTGTACCTTGCATTGTTTGTAAATCCTGATATTGTGAATAATTACAGATAGTTATCACAGTTGTTACAGTGTTCGACCGTTGTACTATCATTCCGTCACTTTTTAACAACTCCATGAAACCTCGTACCTTGTTGCGTGACCAGTGCCATCTTTCAGCAAGCGTTAATTGCGAATAAGCCAATTCACCTCGATCACATTCCACCAATACACCATTAAGTAAAAATTTCTTTTTTTCATGGTTGGCTAACATCAGCATATCTATCCATGCCATCGTTTTATCAGCGTGCTTAAAATCCCAAATCCAGTGATTTTGTATATCCCTATGTAAACAAATCCAGCCTGACATTAGTCTTCTTCGCTTAAAGCGTCTTCAGCCTGTTTTAGCCATTTCCTAAGTAACTTAGATTCATATCTTGATAAATGAAACGACTCTTGATCAGCTGTCATATCAAAAATAGTAATGTGTTCAAGTTCATTATTAGTGCGCACTGCGTACCGCATTCCAACTTCGAAATCTGCCATGTTGTTACTCCTTCAATAACCCTTAAATAAAGATGCAAGACGGTACGGTAAGGGGCCGTATATTCGGGAGCTACCCTAGCCTTGCAAAACTGGTTCATACTTACTACACACGCGCTCGACATCAGGCCAACAGACCTTGCCGCCCAGCGCTTTAAAATTCTTATCGTAGAGATCTGGTCTAGGTCTACGTCGTTCAAACTTATCTAGCCATGTTTCCATCGGCCCGCAACTGCCTATACCATCACCCCATCCTATTTTGTCGCGGGTAAAGTGACGACATTCCGCACAAGTAACCAAATTCCTATAGTTCTTTTGGTTCTGTATTAATTCTTATCAAAAATTGTTTTCATACGCCTGAAATCAGCACGTTTTTTATCGACATATTCAATAATCAATAATCGAGATAATTCAGACTTACAAGTGCCTTCAAGTTCAGCTAAACGCTCGAACTCCAATTGATAATCTTTTGGTAAGTGAGCCACTATTGAAGCATCGTTTTTATCAACCATAACCATTAACCCATTACGAAATTAAAATTACCCTTATGCTAGAATCTAAATTCGCCAATCTATCAACTAACAAAAGGGTAAAACCGTGCAAATGCAAAGCGTCCTTTCAAGTGCCATTCAAGCGATTGGCTATGATCTACATAACAATCGTCTATTTATTCAATTTACTCATAACCCAAAAATCTATGAGTATTACCGTGTACCTGAAGCCATCTACTCAGGCTTTATGGCGGCAAGATCTAAGGGTGATTATTACAATATTCACATTCGAGACCATTACAAACCGGTCTAACAACAACAGAATCGCTGTTTGCATATTCATTGCCCGTCACCGTATGAGAGCCATACTTAACAATCAGGCCCTGAAGCAATTTTATTTCTTGAGTGAAATTTGTCGTCCACGACGTACCTGCTTGAAAACCCTGCTCAGGAAGATCGGTAATCAAGCAATTGTTATTAGCCAGCATCGCCAAGATAGCTTGATTAATGACGCGTACATCTTGTTCGTTAAGCTGCATTTTTTTTCTCATTCGCTTACCAAACAAGCCCATCCACCATTTACGGTGCGGGCCGTACCAATTGGCGACTGTTTGATTTGGCAAAAATAACAGCATTAAAACCGACCGGACTTGTGTTCGACGGCCCAAGACCTCTCTACGTAAAGCCAACAGACACAATGATAGATATTTACGCTGAACTATGAGCTCAAGGCCGCAATCACACGGCCCGTTCCTGTAAGCAGGTTCTCTATAAACAGCACAGTCGCTCCAATGAAAATTACGCATCATGGTTACTCAAAGTTATTGCAATAGATGCTCAGGAACCTTAATACCTTTCCTGATAGCGGCACCAATAACCATGTTTTTTTGGTCATTAGTAATCTCTTCAGGCCATTGGCTTATGGCTGATTTAGTTTTTCCACCCAACGCTTTACCCAAATCGCTTAAGGTGGAACCGAATAATTTAATAGCGTCTTGTTTCTTCATGGGCAAAGTTTAGCATACTTTACTATTGAATCAAGTACATTTAACTCTAGGTTAAGTAAAATGAACACCATGAGTACACTTGCAGAAAGAATAAAATCAGAAAGAAAAGCCCAAGGCTTAAATCAAGTAGAGCTTGGTAAAGCCGTGGGCGTTAGTAAATCGTCAGTACACCAATGGGAAAGCGGGCTTACAAAAGAATTGACTGGTAACAATCTTATTAATGCCGCTAAAGCTTTAAAGGTTAATCCTGATTGGTTATCAACTGGAAAAGGCAACAAGCTTGCTATAGAACCCTCTTCCCCTTCCCAACAGAAAATAGAGCTAACTACAAACGCTTATGAAACACTAAAACTTGGAGAGTTCAGTTTAATCCCTGTAGTAGGTACAGCTCAATTAGGTGATAACGGTCATTGGTATGAACTCGAATATCCAGTGGGATATGGCGATGGACATATCAGATACCCTTCACGCGATCATAATGCTTATGCTTTGCGTTGTGTTGGGGACTCAATGAAACCCAGAATAAGAGATGGGGAATTTGTTGTTGTCGAGCCAAACAGAGAAGTTCGACCAGGCGATGATGTTGTGCTTAAATCCTTAAGTGGCGCTGTAATGGCTAAAACATTTTTATATAACAGAGATGGCAAGATATATTTACAATCAATCAATGAGTCTCATCCTTCTATATCGATTCCACTTGAAGAGGTAGATAAAATTCATCCCGTAGCCGCAATTGTTAATAGTGCACTTTGGGTTAAAAATGAGTAAAAAGATTAACATAGGGCAAGATGTTTAAGGATAAATAATCAATGTCCATTCCATATCATCCTGAACAAGGAACGATTTTAATTTGTGATTTCAAAGGATTTATTGATCCAGAAATGGTTAAAAGAAGGCCGGTTGTGGTTGTGTCTCCTAGGTTAAGACAGCGCGGTAAACTATGCGCAGTAGTTCCACTTAGCACAACAGCTCCAAGTCAAATTATGCCATATCACTATAAATTACATACAGATCCAGAATTGCCAGATCCTTATAGTGCCAAATCTCATTGGGTGAAAGCAGACATGATTTATACCGTTTCATTTGATAGACTTTCATTGCGATTTAAAGAAAAAGATTTATCAGGTAAAAGGATCTATGATGTGAGAATTATTGATAAAATTGCGGCTGAACATATTAAAAGCCCTGATTTTTCCCGATTCTTTAATCGGGAAAATGGGAACATAGCAGGGAACGCTATAGGGAATTTTGCCTATTTTTTACTATTGACACTGTTTTGTTATGGCTTGTTTCTGACTTAATTAAAATACAACACTGCATTTTACATGGGCTTGGTTTAACAGCATTGACAGAGTATCTTTAATTAGGTAAATTGCATTACCCGCTCTGCAAAAGTATCGGGCTTAAGTCCATTTAGGTGGCCGCTACACAAAGGAGATTGCAATCCTGTGTAGTGTCTTAATAAGGCTCTGTATAACTTGGTTTATGCAGGGCCTTTTGCTTTTTTATCAAGCCAAATACCCTGATATTTTCGGAAAGGTGTTTTGGTCGTCTCAGTTGTGGTAAATAACCGCACTCAAAGCGGGAATTACTAAGAGGTAATGCTGTCTCAGCGGGTATATTGTGGACAAACACACCCATTAAACTTACTATACATACATCCTAGGTAACTATTATTTAGGACTTTTTATTGTAAAAATAAAATAAAAACGAGTCACCAAGTGACCATAAACCCTTCGGAGCACGACCATGAATGATTTAGAAAAAGAAATAGCTACCTATAACAGATTATTCAGGACATTACTTTCAGATGAAGGTAAATTTGCCGTAATAAATGGAAACGATCTACTTGGTGTTTATGTAGCTTATGAGGATGCTTTAAAAATCGGTTATGAAAAATGCGGCATAGATAAAAGATTTTTAGTTAAAAAAATATTATCTGATGAAAATGTGTCTTATTTTAGTAGAGATCTAAATACTTCATGCCTAGCGTAAATTCTCAAATCACTTTTGGTGGCCCAATAATAGAAATAAGTATTGGAATTTCAATACCAAGGCGAGACCTATTATTATCATTGGGAATGCCTGTTTTACCACCTGTAACCTGTAAATTGTTAATTGATACAGGCGCTTCATGTACTTGCATTGATCCTTGGGTTATCAATAGCTTAAATATAGTTCCTAGTGGATTTACAACTATCCATACTCCATCCACAAATTCCGGTTCAAACCACCAATGCAGCCAATATGATGTATGTTTATCCATACCTCATCCGCATATTAATAGGCATTTCCACAATATCCCTGTTATTGAATCAAATTTTGTTCATCAAGGCATAGATGGGTTACTAGGTAGAGATATTTTAGAAAGCTGTGTATTTATTTATAATGGTGAAACAGGTTTTTATACTCTTTCATTTTAAAAAATAATACAAACCACCCCGTCTATTAATTTATTCGGGGTTTTTTATTGCCCAAAATCCCAACTTAAAGCCGTTTAACAGCTGTTTATTTGTGTAAAATCACGCTTCAATACTTTCATGAAAACGAGTGATCTTATAAAGAATGGGTTTGTTGTTGACGGTTTCTACTCTGACATCGACCAGATACACACCAGTCAATGGATTTTCATCATTTAATAGCATTTCCTGATGAACATCATCATTATCAAACACTACTTTTATAGCTAAAGGATAAATACTTTCAACTTTTGCACGATTACCCGTATTAGGATTGTCACGCGTTTGCTGAAATGTCAGTGCAACTTGTTGTTGCAAGCCTGAAATAGGCTCTTTTAATAATTCTCTTTCCCGCGCAGCTGCATTCTGCATGGCATTTGCTTGTTGATAATTAATAGTAATGTTTACAGTTTCGTTACCACTTATCTGCCATTGGGCACCTGAATCTTTAGCAACTGGATTTAAAAAAGCATCTAGCCTGTCTAATTGTTTCTTATCAATCTTTGGCTTGTCGCTTCTCTCGCCTAATAAAAACTCTTTTAGCCATTTAAAATTACCTATAAATTCAGAAATAGCTTGCGCTTGACCAACAAAAACTGAGGCCTGATCTGATATTGCTATCAATTCAGCAATCAAACTACCCTGCTCTACTTTATGCAAATAAAGCTTTGATCCTGGTACACCATTTTTAGAGTGTTCTGAAAATAATTGAAATTCTGAGCCTATAGCCGATAAAGACAACGAGATATCTGTTAACTCAACTGGCTTTGTGTAATTTAAAACTATTTTTATTTTATCTGACATATCTAAGCCTCCAGACATCAGTATAAATTACTTGCCAATAAAAATTAAATATAACCGCTTAACTGCGGTTTTTTTGTGCCTGCTTAAAAAAAAGACAAACAAAATCTGGTAATCTAATTAACAATAAAAAATTCACATTATTCTGTCCTAAGCTAGTTTATTTATTACCATCGACTAAAGCTAGCATCTACAACTGTCTTTTTGAAATAAAAAAAGCTGCCTATTGCTAGACAGCTCTTTAAAAGTTCCACCGTGTAACTAGCACGGGGATTGCGGCTAGTAACCGCTAAAAGTGCGATATAGATTCTACTTATTACATGCCGCGTCGAGTCGCGATAACAGCGCAAACCTTGTAATAAAATAGAGCTATATCATAGCTGATGATCAACGCCATTCTAGAAATGCCGAGATCAAAGCGCTTGGCAAAGCGCTCTATAAATTAACCAGCTATTTGTTTAGCCGGTGGCCATCGGCATTTTTATGGGTTTTCTCATGAAGATAACGATAAAAAAGTTTGTAGAAATCATAAGCGCATTAACCACTTTATCTAATTTGGTTAAGACGATTATAGAAATTTACAAGCTATTTTAAAGAGTCCCTGCATTGAGCTAATCAGTGCAGGGATTTTTTTTGCCTTAAATATATTAAGACGCCTGCATTTTAGCAGTTTTTTTGTGCCTGCTTAAAAAAAAGTAAAGTTTGCTTGACTTAATGGTTAAGTTTGCTAAACTATCCCCAACAGCAAAACATTGCTGCCCGAACATCCTCATGATGTGAACTCCTGAACTTAACCCTGTTTCGGCAGGGTCTTTTTCAGGGATTAATAAGATTTTGCGGCAGGTGTCCTCGACCACCTTAAAAAGAGCCGAGTCAGTTTGAGTGTAACTTTAATGAACAGCCGCAAAAATAGCTAACCGGATCGGCTGAAAGTGTCCGGATTTATACGCATAGGCATTGAGCTGCTTACCCCATTAGCACTCCCTTTAATGGCTCAGTGTCTAGCCGTATAAATTGGCCAATTTATAAAACAATAATCTAATTTTGGAGAACAACATGAACTTAATCATGAAGGATTTGAAGACTCATCTTCATAAAGAACAAAGACAAGATGTTATCGGTAAATTGGCCACATTTGTTTTAATGTGCCTTTTAATTATAGTTTTAGCGCTCGAATACAGCCCTGCAGCTGCGCAAGAAGACTTAATGATCAGCCCTGATATGGCTAGTTTTATTGAGCAGTATCACGCAACTATTGACGAATACGGGGTGGAATAATGAGCGCTGTATTAAAAGAAAATGAAGTAATAGAAACCAAGTCACTTGCTGAGATATTGGTCATTAGCGACGAAGTACCTGCGGACTTTTATAAGAACACCGAAAAGTATCAGGCTGAAATTGATACCGCGATTGAGCATGCTAAAAGCCTGGTACACCCTATAAATGAAGAAGGCCGTAAATTAGCTAAATCAGACGCCGCTTTAATCCGTAAATTTGCAAAGAACCGTAATGCCTGGTCATTGGAAGTGTTTAGATCATTAACCGAGAAAATTAAATTCTGGCGTGATGACATCACCGGTAAAACAAAACTTTTAGAGCAAGAAGCTGACAATATTTTAGCTAGATTTGAAGAACATGAAGCTAATATTTTAAAAGGCATAAGAGCCACTTTAAAAGAAGAGTTGGCGCTAGTAATTGAGCAGTGCAAAGAGATTAGACCTGAATTTTTGACTGATTATGACGTTGAGCCATTAGTTAAATTAACAGGCACATTAACGCCTAGCGGTAAATTAACGTCTAAAGCATACTCAGAGCTAAGATCTTTTGTATTAACAGATTTAGCCAAGCAGCAGCTGCACGACAATCGCATCTTAACAATTGAAAACCGTTGTTTACGTGCCGATATTAACCCACCTTTAGGTAAGGTTCACTTTGGTGAGGTTTTTTGGGCAGACGAACAAACATTTGAAGAAAAACTTGAAGCATTAGTCACTGCAGAAATAGCGCGTCGTGTTGAAATGGAAATGCGCATCGAGGCTGATCTAAAGAAAAAAGAGCAAGCTAAGATTGACGAAGCTTTAGCGCAAGAACGTGAACGCATACGATTAGAAGAACAGGCCAAAATTGCTCAAGAAACGCCAAAAGCAGAACCTGTGATTGTTAAACAAGTAGAACTCACGCCGGAAGAGTTAAGGGCTAAAGCAAGGGAAATAAAACAGTGTGCAGAATACGCAGACCGTAATTCAGATCGCGCAAAAGAAATAGCCGCCGCCGAAAAATTACTTACTCAAGCAAAAGAGTTAGAAGCCAAAGCAGAGGAATTAAAAGTGTTATCTGCTAACAATAAAAAGTTAGTCACGATAACCGCCACATTTCAAGTATCGGTGCGTGAAAGTATCAGTATCGAAGCGGTAGAGAATCATTTCAAATCTAAATTGAGTGATGATCTAAAAGCTATCTTAACGACTTGTAAGGGGGTTTAGCATGTTTACTGAATGGGATCTTGACTCAGTAGCCCCTGCCCCTAGTCATAAAAAAGATGATCAACCTTTATTGATTGATATTAATTATTGCTTAGATCAAGGTGCAAGCGGTGTGGATTTATTAAATGATGATTACCACCGTTTGGCAGGTATTTCAGGCTCAAATCTAAGTTTATTAGCGGAGTCTAATAGACACTTGGATCATAAGAGTTTGTTCAATCTAGGTGATACACCCGCTTTAGCATTTGGCACGTTGCTACATACTTTTGTTTTAGAACCTAATAGCATCATGGATCGTTATGTTGTGATGCCTGAAAAATTTGCACCTAAAGCTGAATCCGGCGTAAGCATGATTCAAGCTAAAAAAGATTGGAAAGAAGCTAATGCAGACAAGATCGTTGTTGAAGCAGAAGAGTTTAAAAAAGCTGAGCGCATGGCCATAAATGTTAGTGCAATTTGTGGTGATATTATTGAAGCCGGCATCAAAGAGCGCAGTCTTTTTGTCGATATCGATGGGATTATTTGCAAGTGCAGACTTGATATTGATCTTGAAGATGTCGGCGATGATTACGACCTAAAATCAATCACATTGGGTAATAAAGAGTTTAGTAATGCTACGTTAGAAGCCCACATTAAAAAACTTAAATACCATTGGTCAGCCGCGTTTAGAAACATTATTAGACGCAAGTTGGGTAAGCCGGTAAGACACAGTTATTTAATATTCTGCAATACAGGCCCCGGACACATGGTGAGGGTAATTCAAATAGCCCCTGAATGGATAGAAGAAGCGGAAGCAGAAGTTAACGACCTACTCGATTCAAGACGGTTTTATTTAAAAACCAATGGCGACAATCCTATTGTTGAAATTGACGATAGCAAAAGAATTTACAGATTATAAGAGGGAGTAATCATGTCATCACAACAAATAGCAAAACAAGCCGAATTAAAGCCGCTTTTATTAGCGTCACAACGTCAGATTACGTCGTTATTACAAGATGAAGCAAAAGCAAAACGCTTTATGGCTGCGTCACTTGTTGTCGCAAGCAATCCGGTATTAAACAACTGTTCATCAGATTCAATCGTTCAAGCATTGATCGGCGTAGCCATGTCAGATTTGAACATTGATAGCAATATAGGTCATTGCTACTTGGTGCCTTACAAAGATTCTGTTCAACTACAGATTGGTTACAAAGGCTTTATCCAACTGTTATACCGTGCCGGTTGGTTAGTTAAAGCCTTTCCTGTTTATATCGTTGATGAATTTTCAATGGAATTTGATGGTTGGGACAATCGCATTAATTTTGTGCCCAATATCGACGCTAGAGACGAAGGCGACAAAGACTGGGTATTTAATAACCTAAGAGGTGTTTACGTAGTGTCTCGAAACGCGGAAACGAAAGACGAATATTCATTATTTGTAAACAAAAGTGTTATTGAAAAACTAAGGCTTACTTCACCGAATCAAAAGTTTCCACCCAAATATCCAAAAGCCGGTGAAAAAGAAAGCTTTGAAAAAGGTGGTCCCACCGGTATTTGGTACGAATGGTATGCGGAAATGGCACAAGCTAAAGCCATTAAGAAATTAGCCAAGACTTTGCCTATTGGTGATGCCAGAGCCGCGCAAGCTATTGCCGCCGATGACAAAGCGGATCAAGGCGTTAAAGTGGACTATAAAGCGTCTGCCGAAAATGGTTTAGTTATTGAGTCAACCGCTGTTACAAATAATGCCACGACTGCGTATGAAAGCACTTATACCCTTGGGGACGCATTAGAGCTGATATCTAACGCCACATCAATAGACGCGTTAAATGAAATTGTTATTGGCAGTTTAAACGCTAAAGATCAAAAAGCCGCTAAGAGTGCCTGGCTGAAAAGACAAAGTGAGTTAACCGTCGTTGTTGAGCCAAAAGCGCAAGAAAAAGACTTGTCGTGGAAAGACAAGATTGTGGCTTGCGAAAACGCTAAACAGCTCTCTGATCTATTAAAAGACATGCCTGATGAATACCAAATTGATCTGAGCGATTTAATTGACAATATGTTTGATAGTTACCGTTAAGGAAAATTAATGTATAGCAAAACTATTTTAATTGGCTCATGTGGCCAAGATCCAGAAGTTCGCTTCTTCCCTTCTGGGGATAAGGTAGCTACCGTTTCTCTAGCCACATCAAGACGTTGGAAAGATAAACAGTCCGGCGAAAAGAAAGAGAAAACGCAATGGCATAACTTAGTATTTAATCGCGGTCTAGCTGATGTGGTTGAGCAGTATGTCACTAAAGGTTCCAAGTTATCAGTAGAGGGTGAGATCGACTACCAACAATGGGAAAAAGACGGCGTTAAGCACTATGCCACTCGTATCTTAGTATCCAATATGGTCATGCTAGACAGTAAAAAAGACGGGGATAACGAACCAAGAAGACAGCCCCAATCAAGCAACGATCAAGCAAAACCAGCACATCAACCACCCGCTAATGGTGCACCTTATGTTGATGATTTTGACGACTCAATACCATTTTAGAGGGGCAAAGATAATGGAAGATGAAATTATCACACAACAAGAAGTCTTAGAATTGATGGGGGTAACTACAACAAACCATTGGAGTTACTTCAATAACTTGCAAAGTCGTGGGCATCTTGAAGGCTTTCCTGAGCCCTTGAAACAAAAGGTAAATAAGAAAAATGTTTATAACAAAGCGAGAGTACTTGAGTGGCTAAATGGCAAATATACAAAACCCGATTACTTTGGATTCTTAACCGGAAAGTATGACCAAATTTCTATACAAAATAAAAGAAAGGCATTCAGGAGAATTGAATCGAAGATCGGCAGGCCTAAACCAAAGACGGTTACAGTTCGGTTAGTCGGTGATTGGTGATGAGTAAGGCTAACTGGCTAACGCTTGCGTTAGTTTTGCTGGGCGATGCGTTTTTGATCGTGTTGCTTGCATCTGGGGTGCTTTGATGAATAACGGCGGCAAGGGCTCTAAACGCAGACCCACAGACGAGAAGAAATACCAAGATAACTGGGATCAGATATTCGGTAAGAAAAAGAAAGAGGGAAAATGACCATTAAAATATTACTCACAAAAGATGAAGTAGCCTTTGCGACAGGCATTAGCGAATCAACCATTGATAGAATGGTACTTGCCGGAACATTTCCAAGACCGGTAAAAATTAATGGGCTTGTCCGTTGGCGTGTAAGGGATATTAATACCTGGGAAGAAAACCTATGTGCTGAGCAAGTCTTAGAACCTATTCAGCCGGTAAAGCGTGGTCGTAAAAGGTTAGCGGTTTAATTGACAACCCAAACCCTAGCGTCTACATTAGCGCTATATAAAATATCTGGAAAATTTAAAAATGTTAATAACTCACGAACGCGAAAAGCTTATACAAGCTGTCATCTACTTTGCTGAGAATACTAGGTTTTGTGGCAAGATTAAGTTATTTAAACTTTTATATTTCCTTGATTTTGAGCATTATAAAATAACAGGTAGAGCTGTGACAGGTCTAAAATATAGTGCTTGGAAAATGGGGCCAGTTCCTACTGCTTTGTTTGATGAATTAGAGTCACCAGAGCCCGACTTTGCCAATGCAATTAGCCTTTCTGAAATAGCTACTTATAATGGCGTTGGTCGCCCAATGCTATCACTGACACCCAACATTAAGTTCTCAAGTGAATTATTTTCAAAACGAGAGTTGAAATTACTAGCGGATTTAGCTAAGGAATATCGAGAAGCAAAGGCTGACGATATGATAGAGGCTACTCATTTAGAAAATATGCCTTGGGATAAGGTTTTTAACCAACAATCCTCACCCAGATCAGAAATACCTTATGAGTACGCGCTTCAAATAAATGAACGTGAAGAAATGTTAAAAATAATTCAAGAGCGTGAGGAGTTAATAGAGGCGATTCAATGATCGCTGGTTCTATATTCTTCGACAAAGACTTTCATTTTA